ATTGGCTCGTCAGTTTTATGTTGATAAAGCAGTTTTATTTGGTTTGGTTTTTTTTCTGATATTGTTTTTTGGAATGAGCCTTTACGAATGACATCATTTCCTAAATCTTTATTATTGAATACAGATGCATAACCCTCGAATGTTCCATCGTCATCTGTTTCTATTTCTTTGTATTCGCATTCTACATCTAGAATGCTTCTAACTTCTTCTAATAACTGTTCCATGTAGCAATCCTTTGCAATGAATTAACATGATTGTATCAACAAAGACTATCTAAGTACAAGAGAATTTAGGTGATAGTAACATAAGGGTCACATTCATTTGGGTCGTTTACGGGCATTCTAGGACGTGTTTTTTTGCGACCTAAAGGTCAGAATCCGTAGAAACTGACCTCATGGGCATTATTCCTATAGAAAATATATATGAAATTAATTGATATTAGTACTGGACAATACGTCATATACCTGTAGAATAATAGGTATAGAAATTGTTAAACAGGAGAAACTAAATGATAACAACAATATTTATAATGAGCTTACCAGTATTTTTTTATACAGCGTATGATTTATTAACAACAAAAATTAAAATATAACTAGGAGTAGAAAAAATGATAAAAGTAAAAGTAAAATATAAAGAGTACGAAAATCTAACATTTGTTGGAACTAAAACAAAAACATTCATACTCGAAATGAATAAAGATGCTTGGAAAAATTTATTTCATTCATATAAAGATAGAATCATAACAATGGCGATACTTAACGATGAACAAAAAATATCTAGAACAGGATTAGGATATAGATTTAAAGAATCTTGTGTTGGAACAAATTACGATATAGAAAAAGTAACTATCGTAAGTGAGTATGATGATAAAAATGGTTATGTGCCTTTATCTAATGCAGATATGATAATTTATAACGGAGCATAAAAAATTAAAATATAATTAGGAGTAGAAAAATGACAATAGCAGAAAAATATAATATCAAAACAACTATAGATGCAGAACGACAAAATTATTATAACGACCTATCTGAACTTGAGTTAGAAAAATTTGTTAGATACGCTAAATTTGGTGGCTGTGAAAAAACTATAGGAAGGTTTATTATAAATCTTTACAACAAAAAGTTTTTAGATAGACCTTATATTAAACTAAATAAATATAACTAGGAGTAGAAAAATGACAATAGCAGAAAAATATAAGATTAGAACAACTTTGAATGTTAAGGCTCAAAGATATTATGATAATCTCTCTGAAGTAAGTCTGTGCAGGTATCTTAGATTTGCACAAGAAAATGGACAAAAAATCAGAGAAAGATTTATTAGAAATCTTTATAATAAAAAGTTTTTAAAATTATTCAAAGAGAGAATGGCTATAACAAATCGAAGATTCGATAACTGCAAATTTATAGACTAAATAAATGAAAGACTTTATGACAAATGACGACCCTCTTTTAGACGAGGAGGGTTGGACAGAATTACTTAGACAAGAACGCAGTTTGAGATGGCGACAAATTAGGTACGGTGTTTTCAAAACTAAAGGTATAGGATATTATGTAGAACAAAGTCCGTATCATGATTCCGAAAATGTTGATACTGAAATATTGCACGACCTTGCTGACCCATCATCATATGAAATGACATTGCATAAACTTCTAAGTGGACATGAAGATATTTATGCATCACCTGCTATGTGTAAAGATGAGCTTTATCGTGCTAATTACGATAATGCTTATTTCAAGATGGAGATTAACAAACGTAGAGGTAGCATTAATAATAAATATAAAAGAAAAGTTAAATTAGCAAAAATCAATATTAAAGATTCTAGAAAACTTAAAAAAGTTCTAATCAAATTAAAAGAAGAACGTGATATGGAATTAAACCAGTTAATCAATCTTCAACTATAGTTTTAATATCATGATAAATAACTGAGCATCTACAGTTAATAACATTCAATGCTCCACCTCGTGGGTCTCCACAATAACTCATCCTAGCTTCTGTAATCCCACCACCTGCTTTCGGTGTGAAGATTATAAAGTCATCATCAATTGCAATAGGCTCACGACCACTTAGATTTTTATGCCAAGGTCTTGCTCTGTCGTCTTGAGAACTAATCCATTCTTTTTTTGGAGATTCTAACAAAAGTCCTTTCGCAGTTTGATATTGTCCGTAGTTCATAGCTTGATGTGTTTCTGTCCTTGCAATCATCTTTGCTCTTGTTTCTGAAAATGTCGAAGATTGTCGGATTGCAAATCCAGTATCTATTTCACTTAATCCATCTTCTATAGATTTCTTTATAACTCTTTTTATATTCTTTTTAGTTGTAGCTGTTACTCTCGTTACATTCTGTGCAGTATTGGCATTGATGTATGCTTTTACGACTGGAGTTACTGGAACAAAAATTCCATCATCTTCAAATATTAATTCTTCTGCTTTGATATCTAAATCACGTTTCATGTTTTTATAAACTCTATCAATAACTGTTTCGGAATGTCTGCTAAACAATACATACAACTTATCAAATAAGTCATCATAAAAACTGTCAGCAACCGTTAAATCTCTTTTATATTCTTCTGATGCTCTTAGTCCATAGCTTTTAAAAGAATCGTATAATCGACCTCTGAATGCCTTAGATAGTGATACTAAAGTTCTTAGGTTTTCTCTGTAATATTTTCTTCTGCTAATTCTGTTTGCCATTTATATTCTCGTTAACTTCTTGTAATAAATTTTCCTGACTCCCAAAGGTTTCTATAAACCATTTAGGATTGAGATGGACTGATTCTTTTGATGTTCTGTGATGATATGGACATAATGGAATGACATTGAAATGATTTCTTTTTTCACCAAATCTTTTAACGTGATGTATTTCTGCAGGTGTATTGTAATAACCTAATTTAGTACAAGCGATGCAACCTAATTCTGCTACCTTGCTTAGATGCTTCTTTTCAATTTTCTTCATCTTCTACATCTATCAACCATAAATCTTCTACACAAGATTTTAGTATAACAGATATACCACCAATACCTGAATCCTTAGTTACTGCGTTTGCAATTTTGTAAGATTGTTTATCTTCTTTAATTAACCAACCAATTGTTCTGCAAAGTTCAGGTGTGCAAAAATCAACATTTTCAACCCAACGTGCATCAGCAGTATGGTCTAGCCAATCAATCATAATCAATTGATAATCTTTCATGCTTTATATTTTTTCCCTCTGAAGTATGCAGTTCCATGAAAATTACTTACTTGTACTAATTCAGGATGAACTGTTTTCTCTTTAGGGTCAACTGTAATAACTGCGAATCCATTATTCCAATCATTCGCTACGTTATCTTCTAGGTAAGGATGATATTGTTCTGATAGATGTCCTGTTTGTATCGCCATGCTTGATGTTGAATAGGTGTTAAACGTTCTAGCATTAAGTTGGTGTGTATGTCCTGTAACGATATGAAGACCTGCTCTCATAGAGTTTTGGTATGCAGTATGAACACCACCTCTCATTCTATGCTTAATCATAACTGTATCATCTAATAAATGAGACATTGCCCAACTCCAGTCAGGAAATAAATTTTGTATTTTGAATGCTTCTAAATCTTCGAATGCTCTGCCCCACGACATTGCTACTTTTGATATTCTCATTTCATGATTACCGAATGTTGCAATTTGTTGAATAGGATATTTTGCATCGTTGATTACTTTTTGAATCTTGTTAATTTGTTTTTGAGAATCTAGTATCTCTTGTTGTACTGTTCGTTCTTTTGGTCTTATTTCTGTATGAAACTTTGCAAATGAAGATAAGATAGACAAGTCCATAATGTCTCCGTTAGCAATTACACATTTAAGTTCTCTTGTTAGAGTTAGTTCCTTTAGAATCTTTAACATAATTTTATATGATGCAGTTTCGTGACCCTCGAAGTGTGCGTCAGAAAATACAACCATCGTGTATGGATTCTTTGATATATCAATTCTGTTTGTTAGTGGTGGTAAGTTTTCACGTTCTGTTCTTGTAGCATAGTTTGATTTATTAGTGTGTGGTAACAATCTTTGACCTGTCATTTCTTCTGCTTGTTGTCTGTAGAATGACATAGTTGATGAGTCAGTTGATAATCCTAAATATTCAAACACATCTTTTTGTGAATGCATATTAGGTAAGTTCCATGCTCGGACTATGTTGTGTGCCGTTGTTATAGATATGCTAGACTTGTTTGTACTAGGCATTTGTTTGCTCCTATTTTTTTGAAGATAGTGGATGTCCTTTAGGTAATAAATCTAAATCAAATTTTCCACCTCTAAACTTTCCTGTCCTGACTGCTACTAAAAATGCATTAACTCTCGCATATGCCCAACGGTCTTCTCCACCACTTGCTCTTACACTTGGGCGTACTGATTGTGGATTAGTTCTGTATGCACCGATGCCACGTCTAAAGACTGCTGATAACATTCCTAATGTCACTTTCTTACTTGCACTATCTCCATATTTTTCATTATGTTTATTTACTTTTTCTTGTAAACCTTTTTTAACTGCTGATGACATAGCTTTAACTTCTACATCTTTAGATTCGATACATGCTTCTTCAAAATATTCTACATTGTCATCGGACTTTTCTCGTTCACGCATAATTTGATTGCGTTTAGTTTTTGCCCAACTAAATCCAGAATCACCACCCCACAACGCCCAAGCAATTCTGCCTGCTGATGGATAGCCCTTATCACCTCTGTCAAAACCTTGACCTTGCTTATCTACTTCGTGTCTGGAAAAGAATGAGTACATTCTTAAAACTGTGTTAGGTGACAATCTTGTTTTGTTTGCAATGTCTCTTGCTCTTGCAACACCTACTGCTGTTCCACCTCTGTTAAATTCTTTTCTCCATTCAAGTCCACGTTTAGCTTCACTTACCATTCCATCTGATGGAGTTAAGTTTAAATCATCTAATGCTTTTTTACTGTTAAGTGCTTCTTCATATTCAGCATGGTTTCTGCATGGCATGTAAACTGTCTTACCATCTTTGTCGTGTGTATGTGTACCAATGCAACCTATTTGGTCTGCTCTGTCTATTGCTTCTTCTTCTGTTGTGTAGGTGTCAACATCAACACTTTCTTTTGTACCATAAGCCATGTCGTAAAGTTTTTCTCTACCCTCTGCATCTACGGGTTTATCATTATCTTCTTCGCTTTCGTTTTCAGATGCTTCACCAATTGGAAATAAGTTAGATGCAATGTATAGTTCATCTGCACCGTCTATTGGGTCGAGACCTAGTTTTTCTCTTGCTTCATTTCTTGTAAGAATTCCTGCTGTTACTGCACCTTGCACGTTAGCATAAGTTTGTTTTGTTTTTTCTGACATTGCAGGTATAGAATTGATATCATATTGAATATGAATATCTCCATTATACAAAGGTGCTAAGTATTCGTTTAAATCTGATTCTACTCTTTTCAGTAGTGGTATTATTGTTTCTTCGTATAGTGCAAGTTTTGCAGTTTCCATATTAGAATAAGTTTGTGAATCTGGAATCCCAATCAATTGTGCAGGTACACCAAAACACAATGCAATTTCTCTAGCTGATAAGTTTAGTAATTCTAGGAAGTCCATATCTTTTGGATTAAGTCCGAGTTGTTGATAAGAAAAATTACCCTCTAACAACATTGGTCGTCCTGAGTTATGACTACCTTGAAATCTGAATTCTAAATCTTCTAACAACCTTGCTCTTTGCTCGTCCGTGAGTTCAGTACTCAATCCTGTTTCATCAGTTGGCTCAAACTTGAGCATTCCTGATGGAGTACATCCATTTTTTAAAAGAGCAACGTTGTGTAATCCTGCTAAATTATGTTGGTCAATGTTATATGCACTAGCCATTACAGGTGATAGTCCATAGAAGTCATCTAACGGACTCCATAGTTTTGTTTGTTTAATTTGACTCATTCCATTTGTTGGGTCGACTGCATAAGATTTTAAAACTCTACCATCAACAATGTATTCGTATGCTTCAGGTATCATTGAATCACCTGCATTAACTCTCATTCTGTCAGGTCTTAATAAATATAATTCTCTTGCAGGTCTAAGTGCATCTGAATCTCTTACAATGTAAGTGTTACCTGAAATCATTAAGTAAGAATAAAGAGATGCAAAAAATTCTACACCTGATTGTAATGGGTTTGGTCTTTGAAGTAATGATATTAGTTCGTGATTTTCTAATATATTGTCTCCATCATAAATGTCTATTTTGACTGCTGATGCTGAGTTAGCAATTAACTGAACACAACGATGGACAATTGCGTTTTGTTCGTAACCCTCTTTTGCGTAGTCTTTATATTTTCTATTAGACTTCGATGCATATGCGTTCAACTTATTGAACATAACTTTAGGTGCTTCTTTTTTTTGCGTTGGTTTTTCTTCTACTTTAAAAAATTTATCAAATAATCCCATGCTTAACTTATCCTAAAAATTGCTTTACCTGAGCTTTGCAAACTCGTAACTCCAAAAACTAATGCATCTAATCTATCAGGTGATGATACACTATTTCCAGTATATTGGCACATTTGTTCTTCCAAGTCTTTAAAAAAACCTACATGATGTACTTTGCCCTGTTCGTAGAGACTTGATACAGGCTCGGCTCTTAACATCTTTCCTTTGCTACTTCGTATTGCTCTGTAAGGTATTTGTCCATCTTGTACTCTTAGTAATCTCTCGATTAAATCCCCACCGTTGTTAACTTCTGCAGTTATATAATTTGCTTCGTACTCGTAATATAACCCAATAGCTTTCTTAATCCAATCATCAGGTGTATATGTACCACTTCTGTCATCTAAGATGTAGTAGTGATTATCTTCACCTCTACCAACAACTATGATTCCTGTTTCATCTGAATTGACATTGCTTGTTACAGCAGGGTCAACTGCAATAACTATTTTAGTTAGTATTGGATGTTCTTTTACTCTTGCGTTATCAATCAATTCTCTTTTGAATAAACTACCCTCAATGTCTTCTAATATCTCTGCGTACAATTCTTGTCTACCTAGTCTTGTGTTCTCATAACGTTCTTTAAGCATCTCGATAGTAGACTTAGCAAGATTGTCTTTGTTCTCAAATGTTGAGCCTGATATTTTCTTAACATCTTTTCTGTTGAACAATTCTTTAATCAGTGGTAGTGGTCTTGGTGTTGTTGTGATTATACATTTAGGATTTTGACCTAAACGTAAAGCCATCATTAAGTTATCAAATGTTTCTCTATATCTCCATGATGCAAGTTCATCACACCAAACTCTATGAAAGTTTTGTCCACGAATACGGTCTGCTTCTGTTGCAGGAAAGCCAGTTATCTTTGACCCGTTATAAAATGTTATCTCTTGTGATGATTTGTTATAACCTTTCCATCCTAGTAAATCTTTATCTATAAGGTTAATGATTCCTGATTCACCTTGAAAACAAACCTTAGTTAAGTCTGAGTATGTTGGTGCGACTACACCACAATTAACATTAGGTTTCTTTAGACAATAACTAATCATGTCCATTGCACCTGCTAATGTTTTTCCGAATCCACGTCCTGCAATTAGAAAATAAATATTATATTCATCCTCGTCTCTTATGACTTGTTTTGGTCTAGCTTTTTTATGCCACCACTCAGTTAGTAGTAGTGTCGCTTTTCTCTGCTTCGATTGCAGAGTCTCGAATGTTGTCGAGAAGTTTTTCAAATTTTCTCTCGTCATTTTCTGAGTTAATCACCTCTAGTGTATTTGTATCTTTCCAACCTGCTTGGCATTTCAACCAGAAGATTCCTGCTGTAACAGCACCTTGTCCATCACCTGTTGCAATCCT